CTGAATGCGGAACTGGCTATTACACGCGAACAGATGACCCTTACGGAACAGAAGACCAATCTGTTGCGGGCCGCAACAGAGTCCCTTACAGGCAGCGTTGGGGGGTCTTCAGGTGGATCATCCGGTAGCAGTAGTGCAGGTTCCGGTGCGGGCGAAGGCGAAAGCGCGGGCGCGGGCGGCGGACAGGAGAGCAGTCTGACCCAAGCAATCGAAGGGATCACTGGCCGGTATCGTGAAATGGCCGAGACGGCTGGTCTTACTTCGCGTGAAATTGAAAACTACCGTATTCAGCAAGAGCTACTGCAAGCGGCACAAGCGGACGGGGTTGAGTTGTCCCCTGAAGTGGTAGAAAGCGTGCTGGCACAGAAAGCCGCGTATGAAGAGGCCGCACGGGCAGCCGAGACTTTCGCTGCCGGGGCAAAACAGGGGTTTGCCGACTTTGCAGATAGTGTGCAGACAAACATGGAGTTTGCGCGCGACTTCACCCAGTCGGCTTTCCAAGGGCTATCCGATACCATCGCCGAGTTTGTAAAAACCGGGAAGCTGGATTTCGAAGGTCTGTTGACCGACTTGCTTGGACAGATTGCCCAGTTTCTTGCCAACCGCTTGGTAATCGACTTCCTAGGGGTCAATGGCGATGGAACCGGCGGGACCGGGGGTCTGGGTACTACCGATTTCGTAGGGGGCCTACTCGGCGGTAGCAGTACCAACGGGGGCAGCCTCTTCGGTGGTATATTCGGCGGGGGTTTGGCAACCGGCGGCACGGCTCGTGCCGGAACACCTTATCTGGTAGGGGAACAGGGGCCGGAACTGTTTGTGCCCGGCAACACTGGCACTGTCATTCCTAATGAAGAGACTATGGCCGCAATGGCCGGACCCCAAGCCATAAACATGACCTTCAATATCACGACCCCGGATGTTGACGGGTTCCGCCGGTCGCAAGGACAGATAGAAGCTCAAATGTCCCGTAGCCTAGAGCGGGCCAGTCAAAGGAACAACTAATGTCATTTCATGAAGTTCGGCTACCTACCTGTGTTGAACGCGGCGCGTCAGGCGGTCCCGGCTTTCTTACCAACGTATCGGCTTTGCAATCCGGCAAAGAACAGCGGAACTCCCTGTGGGAGACAGATCGCGGGCGTTGGGATATCGGCTATGGTATTCAGACACGGGAGGATGCACTGGCCATACGTGATTTCTTCTATGCCCGGCGGGGGCGGTTGTTTGGGTTCCGGTTCCGGGACTGGTCAAACTATCGAACTGAAAATGGGGCGCAACAACCGGCTGGGCTCAGCACTGTTGCCACTGGCGAACCGGCTGAAGCGGATGGCACGACACAGACATTCCAACTCTATTACACGTATTCCGATACTTCGGTCTATTCGTATACCAAGAAGATCGTCAAACCGGTGGATGACGCTACTTTCAAAGTCTATATCGAAGGGGCGCTGATACCCGAGGTGGATTACACCATGGACTTTACTACGGGCATCATCACGTTTGATATCGCGCCGGAATACAATAGCCGGGTGACATGGGAAGGCACCTTTGATCTGCCAGTGCGCTTTGATACGGATGTATTGAATTCAGTCATTACGACGCATGAAGTGATATCCCAACCGGCGATACCCATCGTTGAACTTAAGCTGTAAGGACACGCCATGCCCCTGACCCTAACCGCCGCTCTGAGCGACCATCTTGATCGTGAAGCCCTGACGTTGGCGACATTATGGGAAATCATTCGTGTGGATGGCGTGACCTATCGGTACACGGATCACGATCAGGATATCACGTTTGAGGGGCAACTTTACAAATCGGGGGTCGGCTATGATCGCAGTGCGATAGAGGACAAGGCCGATCTGTCGTCAGACAATCTCAACATCCAAGGCACACTGTCTATTGACGAGATAACACGCGAAGACATTCGGGCCGGGCTATTGGATGGGGCTGAAGTCTGGGTGCGTATCGTGAACTGGGAAGCCCCTGATACGGGGTCGTTGATCCGGCGGCGGGGATGGCTTGGGGAGTTGAAGCAGAACAACCTTGGCCAGTTTGATACTGAACTCAGGGGCATCGCCGAAGCCATGTCTGAGAATCTGTCTCGGGTTTATACACCCGGCTGCCCGGCTGATCTGGGCTCGGTATTGGGGGACAACACTGAGGCATGGTGCGGGCGTGATCTTGTGCCACCCTTGCGAACAGATGATACGTTCTATGAAGCGGGCAAAGAGGTCCGGGTAGAGGGGACCGACGACATAGTGTTTCGGGCTACGCTATCCGCGCGCTATGGGGAAGACCCTTACGATGACAACTTCTTCTATGCCTCTATAGGTGAGACCATTTCTGACGGGGAGCAAATATGGGAGGTATTCGAGGCGTGGCGTATTCCGGGCGTTGTCAACGCCAACCCCACTCCTGATCGCCGGACCTTTGAAGTGACAGTTTCCACTGCCCGATTGGACGCAGACCCCCGCCATTTTGATCAAGGACTGGTGACGTTTCGTACCGGGGCAAATGAGGGAGTAAGCCGCGAAATAAAATACGTGGATCAAAACAGCGATGGAGCCGCGACTGTGGTTCTTTATCTGCGCAGCCCTTTCGATATCAACGCGGGGGATTTGGTGTGGCTCTTTCCGGGATGTGACAAGAGTATCGAAACCTGTCATAACAAGTTTGCCAACGCGATCAATTTCAAAGGCTTCCCGCATGTGCCGGGCGATGACTATCTGAAAAACTACCCGGACGCAAAACTATGAACCTGACCCGCACGCATATTGTTGATTTGGCCCGAAATCATGTCGGAGTGCCATGGCGGCATATGGGGCGTGATCACACCGGGGTCGATTGCGTGGGGTTGCTCATATCGGTCTGGTGTGACCTCGGGCTCAGCCCCCAGCCCAAGATACCCCCGTATCGCGCGCAACCCGATGGAACTATGCTGCGGTACTTCCAGAAATACATGCAGCCTGTAGTGAACTTGCGTTCACTTAAGCCCGGAACTGCGGTGGTCTATTCCTTTCAAGGCTCACCGTATCATGCCGGTATCGTGCTTGATCCAGATCGGGGCAGCATCGTGCACGCCCTTGCCAGCAAGAAGCGGGTTGTGGTGGACATGCTGCATCATGGTAAAAAGACCCGAAAGCTTTTGTGCGCTTGGGATTTTCCGGGGGTGATTGATGGCTGATCCCGGTGGCATCCTTATCAACATAGCCCTGCAAGCCGCAATTCGGCTGGCCATATCGGCGCTTACTCCAAAGCAAGTAAATGAAGGCCCCCGGCTGGACGATACCACGCTGACCACCTCTACTTACGGGGAGGAAATCAGTTTGGGGTACGGCACCACCATTTTGTCCGGTAACATTATCTGGGGGCAAGATATTGAAGAGGTAGTTACCACATCTGACATTTCCAAAGGCGACCCTTTCAGCCTTGGGGAGAACATCACCTATCGGTATTTCGGGACTTTTGCAGTTGGCCTGTGCCGCCGCCAAATCGCACGCATACTGCGCATCTATGCTGACGGCAAGATCATCTATGATCAACTGGATGAAGGCACTGAGTTGCCTGACATAATGGAAGACCTTGATTTCACAGTGTACGAGGGCACGGCAGACCAACCCCGTGATCCGATCATAGAGGCCGATGTCGGCACCGAGGAGTGCCCGGCCTATCGGGGGATTGCCTATGTCGTTTTCAATCGCCTGCCCTTGGAAAACTTCGGCAACCGCATCCCCACGCTCCGGTTTTTGGTGGCCTTTGATCAAGTGGTGGCCGACAAATTCAGCTATTATCTGGACGATATCCGGGATGGGGACTCTGATACATGGGCCGATTACGACCCGGTAAACGAGATGCTGTATACCTCGGGTGAGGACGACGATGGCGTCTCTTCCCTGATTGTGAATGAAGCCTTTACCGGGGAGGTGGTCGCCAAGCGGGCCTTTTCCGATATCAGCCCCATCTTTACAGGGAGCCCTACCCGGCTTATCCGGGCGGGCCGGGATTGCCCCTATCTGCTAGTAGGCACCTCTGCACCCAGCGATAATGAAAACTATGCCCTGATTGAGAAAGAAAGCCTTACGCTGATACAGCGGTCTTTTCGAAGCCCGACTTTCAAGGTGTGTGCATCCGGCCCGAAGTCTGATGTAGGGGCCGCTATGAAGCAGGGGGAGCGCGACCCTATCTGTTTGGATTTTGAACCCGAAAAGATTTACCTGAACGGCAATCGCAATATCGAGATTATCGAAAGCGGGGGGCCGCTCTCTTTTCAAGGGGTCGAAGGTTCAGTTGCCAATCCCAAGAAATACTTCGGGGTGTTTCTGGGCACTAATACCTTTTCGCCCCTTCAAGATACCGCAGTCATGTCGGTTGTAGAACTGACCGATCTGGGTTTCAAATACCAGTGGGGGTCCAATGACGCCGGTCAAGAGTTGGATGACGGTACAAACGATCCGCCCGATATTGTCGGATTCGCAGGCGGCGCGTCCCTATGCCAAGGGCCACAGACCACCGAAGCCCGGTATTTCTTTGCTATCGGCATAGAGGAAGATAGCAACCTGAATACCACAAACGGGCCTTATCATCTGATTGCCTATCGTGTTCGGAACCTTCCGGCAAATACGATTGCCGGACTTGGAAGCGGCAGTCCCGATGACCCTGAAATCCTTATTACCCGCCGGTCCAATACTGCGGGGACCGGGCGGCAACACATCTGGTATGATGAAGCGCAAGATATCCTTGTGTGGTCCATCCCCGGCACTGACGGCCCCGATACAATCGCCTATCGACTTAACAAGGCAGTAGCCCCCAAGGGCGGGTTTGGCATCACTGAGGGGGCCTTTCAATTCAGCCCGCAAACCCTGTGGAACTCCGATGATCCCATGCCTGCCCCGTATTATACGACGCGCTGGTTCGATTTTTCTGAAGGCTACATCTATCGCGACATATCCATGCGCGAGTTCAATACGTATGACACGGCCAGTGGGGAACTTCTGGATGAGTACAATTCTGCCCCGACTGATTATCCGCGCGGCGATGGCGTAATTTGGTCCGGCGGGGCTGTAAACGGTAAATTCTTTGTAGAAGATGGTCGGCAGATCGACCCCAATCGTGGCATATTCTATCTCTTTGTAGAGGGGGAACGCGCGCCGGAAAACCTTGACGTTATCGTGAAAGACATTGTGCAGCGCAGCAAGCTTTCACTCAGCGACATAGATACCACGGACCTAGCAACCCAATCGGTGCAAGGCTACGGGATTTCCCGTAGCCTGTCCTATCGCGCGGCTTTAGAACCGCTCATGACGGCCTTTAACTTCTATGGCCGCGAAGAGAATGGGCAATTGGTTTTCCGATTCCACGATAACCAGCTTGATATGGTAATTCCTGAAGAGGACTTGGTGCGACCGCAGAATGCCAATCTGTTCGAAGAGTCCCGTGGTCAGGAATTGGAAACGCCGCGTGCCTTGTTTGTCAAACACCTTGATCCGGTAGAAGACGACAACAAGATGGTGCAGGGCGCGCGGCGCATAAGCACACCGGCTACGACCATGAATTCAGTCGGGGAACAGCATATTGAACTCCCCCTGTATCTTACTGCGGATGAAGGGGCACGCATCGCCGAGATTTTTCGGTTGCGCCTGCCCCCGCGCTATGTCTCTCTTTTGCCGAATGATATCGTGCAAGTAACTGCTGAGGGGCGCGTAGAGGGCATTCGGGCCAACCGCGTAAGCGTTGGGGCCAATCTCGAAGTAGAGATAGAAGGCCCCGTTGCTGACACTGAAATCTATACGCAGCGGATACAGGGCGTTCAGCCGCCGGGATCACCGAACTATACGGTTGGCGGGCTTACGGCCTCGTACACCAAAGCCGTTACTGGTTGGCTTCTTGACATGCCGCTCTTGCGGGATGGAGACATGGAAGGCCGCAACTCTGCCCTGATCTATTGCGCGGGCGCGCGTTCGCCCGTGGGCAGCACGCGCGTGTATCCCGGAACTGCACTGCGGCTTTCCATAGAGGGTGGCGGGTTTACGACCAAGACAGTGATCCCACGCGAAGCCCCGTGGGGCGTTCTACGCGAGGCCATGCCGGACATCCCCGGCGATTTCTGGAATGGCATACAGGAAGCCTCAGTGGATATCGGGATGCTGGTAGGGGCGGACCAGCTTGCCAGTGTTTCGGAAACGGACATGGTGCAGTTCGATTTCAATACAGCCGCTCTTTTGAAGAGCGGTTCTGGTGAAGTGGAGATTATCGGGTTTCGAGATGTAGAGCTTCTAAGCAACGGAGACTACCGCCTTAGCGGGTTCATTCGCGGCAAGCGGGGGACGGATACCTTTGCTACTGGCTACGATGCGCCGGGCACAACCGGCAATGGGGCGGGCCTGACTTACCTGATTTTCCTTGATCCCGGTTGGACAACCGGGTGGTTTGAGGGATTGAATTCTGACGGGGCATCCGCCCGCTATCAAATCCTGCCCGCGCACTCACCGGGTTTTGTAGCGAAGGATCGAACCCAAACGCTGCAATTGCGGGCCTTGCAACCCTATGAGCCCACTCATATCAAGCTAGTACCTGAAAGCAGCGAATACGAAATACAGTGGGTGCGCCGTACTCGGGTTGGCGGGCGGCTTTTGAATAGCGCCCCAAGCGGGGAAGTCCCCCTGTCTGAAGATACGGAAGCCTATAGTGAGGATGGGGTCGCCTATCGAATTCGCCGAACTCTTGATGCAACCAGCGAAGCGGTAGAGTATACTGAGGCGCAAATGTCGGCGGATGGTTTCGACGCGGCGCGAGTAATAGCAGGGCTGGACCCGATTTATGTTCGCGTGTTCCAGCTATCATCGCAAGTCGGGCGCGGTATGTCGAAAGTTCGGGCACTCTACGTAGAGGAAAGCTAATGGCAACTGGTCAACTGAATATCACGCACGTAACGGTCGGACAGAGCAACAAGGAAGTCACGATAAACGACGCCTTCGATATCCTTGACAACGCCCAGAACCGGGTACTGTCCAAAGCGATTACGGGCGATGTTACCCTGACAAACACCGAATTCTTGGAATACGGGCTTTTGGAATTGACCGGAACGCCGGGCTCGGGTTTTGTTGTGCGCGTGCCGAATATCGCCCGGCGTTGGGCCGTTCTCAACACGACCGATGCAGCGGCGACTATCGAAGTGCTGGACGCGGGTACTGACGCGGCTGTGATCGGCATTGGCACACTGGCACTTATGCATACGGACGGGGCTGATGTATATACAGTGTCCGGCGGTGGGTCAGGGGGTAGCAGCTCCGCCCCCGGCCAATCCCAATCCACGACGACAACTTCCCGTGATCTGACCGATGCTGATCTTGATGGAAACAACGTGGTTTTCTTGAATAGCGCGTCTGCCGCAACGATCTTTGTACCTTCCGGTTTGACCGGAACAGAACCCGTTACCTTTATCCAGATCAATAACGGGAAATGGACATTTGACGAGCAATCGGGCGTATCTATCATCGCCAAGGCCGGGGCTACTCGCACGACCGGGGTTGGCGCGGCGGTTACTCTCTTGCCTGATCTGGGCACTGCTGATACGTACTATCTGTTCGGGGATTTGGAAACGATATGAGCCTGACCACACTTATGGGTGTGATTGCCCAAAATAGCCCTGCCGGGGCGGGTGGGGTTATTACGGACCCTCACATCGCCGATGTGCTCTACGTGAACAATGACTATTATGCCGGGTTTGACGATCAATCCCCTGCGGCTAACACCGTGTTTGAAGTCGGAACCCCGACGCTTGATGACACGTTGCTTTTGAATGGGAACACGACCCTCGGGTTGGATGGCTCGTCTGCCCTTCATGTTACCGGCACCAGCGCGTCGGCTTCCATTGCGAACTCCGATGATTTCACATGGGAAGCGTGGGTATACATTGACGACACTACCGAAATTAACACGGTCATAGGCAAGCGAGACGCCTTTGGGGCCGAAGAGGGCCGCTTAACCGTGAACAACTCTGGTGATCTACGTTGGGATGCTTTTCGGAGTGGAAGTTCTTTAGTTACGCTTATATCGGACACAAGCCTAAATCCGGCTCAATGGTACCACGTTGCGGTAAGCCGAACTTCCAATGTGCATCGCATATTCATAGACGGGGTGGTCCAAACTTCTACGGATATCCAAGCCCTGACCCCAAGTTCCAATGGGCAGGACATCTATATCGGAGACAACCGGTTCAATACCAGTCGTCGTTTCACCGGAAATATGGGGCCTGTTCGTATCACGCACGGCACGTCCCGATACTCGGCAAGCTTTACGCCTGAAGAGACCTTCCCGGTAACGTGATAGACAAGCGACAAAAGCTAGACTAGGTTTCTGCATCGGAGGGACACGCCCATGTCACACTCAGTTTTCAAATACCGGGGCTCGAATTCAAGCCCGTCAGAAACGGCCCTCAATCGCGCGGCCCGCGATCTGGGTATCAGCGTTGAACTGTTGCAGGCTGTGATACAGGTAGAGGCGTCGGGCCGGTGGTACGCATCTGACGGGTCTTTCATCCGGCGCTTTGAACCACACCACCTGCCGAAAGAGTTGCAACGCGCTATCGGTTTCAGCGGCACATGGCGGGATAGCCTCAAATTGGCTACGCTGACACGCCGCCGCATGTTCATGCAAGCCTATGCCCGTGATCAAGAAGCAGCGTGTTACGCTTCAAGCTGGGGCGGTTTCCAGATCATGGGGTTCAACGCTGAACGATCCGGGTTCAAATCCGCTTTGGACATGGTACAGCGGTTCGAGGAAAACGTAGACCATCAGCTTAAAGCGGCAGTCACTTTCATTCAGACTATCGGGGCCGATGGAGACTTGCGGGCACAAGATTTCTATCAGTTCGCGCGCAAATACAACGGTTCAGGTCAGCCGGAAGTCTATGCCCGGAAAATCCGAACGGCATATGCCCGTATTACGGGCGGCGGCTCCCCTAGTGTCATTCGGCTCGGTTCGCGGGGCGCACCTGTTCTTGAACTTCAAAAGGCGTTGGCAACTCGGGGCTATGCCGTGGAAGTGGATGGCTACTTCGGGGCGGAAACTCTTGATGGGGTCCGGGCTTTTCAGGCGGCGCACAAGATGGTGGTTGATGGGGTAGTCGGGGCCAAGACTTGGGAAAAACTGAGAGACACAGCAAGCTACTCCCCCAAGCCCGAGTTGGAAGCTACCGAGAGCGAAAGCCTTGCCGACAAAGTAAAGGCCGTCACAGGGCTCAGCACAGCCGCCACAGGGGCGACTACGGCAATTCTGGGGGATACCCCCTCAGATACCGTAAAGGTCGCTCTGATCGCCGCTGTGGTGCTTCTAGGCGTCATTGCAGCGGGGGCCTATCTCTATTCCAACCGTTCGAAGGCCGCACGCTTGGCTGAATACCGCCTTAGTCGCTGATCATGCTCTGGGTTCTTTCCCGATACGGGCATGTGATCGCCGCCCTTACCATCGCCGGGCTGGTAGTGTGGAAAGCCTATATGTTTGGAGTCGAACAGGAGCGGGCTGTTTGGGAAAGTAAGCAGGATGAAATTACGACCCAACTTCGGATCAAATTACGAACGGCGCGGGACAATGCGCGGGCGGCTACTCTTGAGCTTGTCCAATTGCAAGAACAGCACCAGCGCATCCTTGCGGATTTTGAAACTGCGGTTTCTGACACCGATGCTATTGAGTGCGTTTCTGTTGAGCAACTGCGCGTCCTCGACTCTACCATCCAACGACTTCGACCTTGATCCACCCCCACCCGCATTAGCGGCCCCCTGCCAGTGGCCGGACCTCCCTACTCGGGGCTTGTCTTCCGATATGCAAACAGCTTTGGTGCGCACTTATGCCGCTCTATCGGACTGCATACAGAAGCGCCGGGCCGAACGGGCCTATTACCAAGAGCAACTGGCCGCGATAAAGGACACCCTATCTAAATGAGTTGGCAAACGGACATTTCTTGGAAAGCAACGGGCCCTTTTGTAGAACCGGTAAATCGCCCTTTGCAGGGCCGCGCAGTCGCCATAGTCGGCGGGGGTCCGGGCCTTACGCTGGAACATGCGACCCACCTTAAGCATGCGGAACGGCTGATCTTGGTCAATAACTCCTATCTGCTATTTCCCGAAACACCGCACCCGCTTTTCGCACGAGATCGGCGGTGGTGGCAGTGGCATGGCGGCATAGTCGCACAGATAGGGCACCTGCCGATAACGGCCAGTCGCCCCGGCGCAAACGGCTATCCGCCGGGTTTGAACATCTACCATATGCAGCTATTGCCAGAAGTGGCTTTGACCCAAGATCGGGCGCGCATCACCGGGAAAAACAGCGGGCATGGGGCCATTCAGCTTGCAGTGCACTTAGGTGCATCGCGCATTTACCTCGCGGGGTTTGACATGGGGTTCAAGGGGTCGCGCACGCATTGGCATGCTGGCCATGCCGTGCCCGCGTCACAGTCAAATTACGAGATACGGTTTCGACCGGCGCTTGAAGCCTTTGTTGAAGAGGCCGCTACTTTAGGTATAACGATAGAAGCGATTACGCCAACACAGGCCAATATCCCGGCCAAGCCTTTTGATCTTGCCATGGAAGACTTGCAATGCCAGCCCGAACAGCTTGGATAACTCTAAGGCACCAGCCTCATTATCGGGCCGACGCTTTTGCCGCCGGGTTTGAAGCTCTGGGCTTTCAAGTAAAGATGGCATTTCCCCCGCATAAGATTGCACCGGGCGATGTAGTCGTTGTGTGGAATTTGAACCCGCGCTATCGGGGCGCGGCTGAAACTGCGAGTAAGGCCGGGGCTGCACTTCTTGTAGCCGAGAACGGGTATGTGCCCAAAGCCGGGGAAGCACAACAATACTATGCCCTTGCCCGCAATGGGCATAACGGGTCCGGGACGTGGTTTGTCGGACCCGAGGACCGCTGGGCCTTGCTTGGCCAGACCCTGCACCCATGGCAGGATAATGAAAAAGGGCACATCCTGATTGCGGATCAACGGGGTATCGGTTCCGATTTGATGAAGTGCCCGGCCCCTTTTTATGACACCGTAGTACCCCGCATAAAGAAGATATTCATGCGCAAACTTGGCCGTAATTCCTGCCCTGAAATCAAGTGGCGGCGACATCCGGGCAGGCATGCACCTACTACTACTCTGAGTGAAGACTTGCGGGACTGCCGGGCCGTGGTGACATGGGCTTCCAACGTCGCAAATGAGGCGCTGTTAGCCGGTATCCCCACATTCCGATGTGCCCCCTATCATGTAAATGCGGCGGCATTATCTGATCTTACTGAATTACCCTCCCCGTCCAAACCAGATAGACTGGCCGCATTTAAAAAGGTTGCATGGGCTCAATGGTCCCTTCCCGAGTTAGAAAATGGGATTGCGTTTCAATGGGCATTAAGGGATGTCCTATGACCGGCTCTAACCGAACCCCCATTCCCCGGTTTGTCTTCCATGCGCACAAGCCAAAAGCGGACATGATCGCTGATCGTTTGAAAACGGCGGCAACCGCTGCGGGTTACGATTTGGAAATTACCAAAAAGCACTATCCAAAACCGGGACGTATCGGCCTTTTTTACGGGGTAGTCCCCGAAACTTACTCTGCGTTCTGCTATTACAAAGCTGAGCGGTCGGCGATTTATCTGGACAACGGGTGGCTATCTACTCCCGAACTCCCAACCTTTCGATTTTCATGGAATGGAGTCCAGTCTTTTTTGCAGGATATGCCACCCGCCCCCCGGCAAGCCGTTATCCGTTTTGGGAAATTGCCGGAATTGCGGCGAAAACCTCAACCCGATCTGGCCTTATTGGTGCTGCAATCCCGCCTTTATTTTGACAATCTCAGGCTGGGGTACTCACTGGAAACATGGACAAAGGCCACTGCCCGCTTTCTGGAAATGAAGGGCTATCGCGTGGAGATACGGGAAAAGCCAACCAAGAAGAACACCGAAGCCGAGACATTCTTTGACCAAATGGCGCGGGCCGGTATCGTGGTCAGCCTGAACAGCGCCGCTACCTTGAAAGCCTTGCGCTATGGTATCCCTTCTTATTGCATGCTGGATTGTACTCTGTCCCCCTATGCGCCAGTACGCTTGCCTGATCGAGGTAAAGCCGGTAGGCCGACCAAGGCGGATGTAGACACCTTATGCCTGAAGTTGGCCAGCTATGAGATTGATAAAGTAAAGCTGTCCAGCCCGCAGGTATTCGAACAACTCCTGTCCCCACCCCCTGATAAGCGGCGGGGCTACTGGTACGGAAAGGAATGAGCATGGCACAGCAGGTTGAGGGCGCAATCATGGTCGAGGGGGTTTATTTACCCGCCAAGGAAAAGCACCTCATAGACTGGATGTGTCATGGCAAGAAAGCCGTGCGCCGTGAAGGCAAGATAACGTATCAATGGGGGAAGCAGGAAGCCGCCCTGAGTGCCGCCAAGGCCGGGGGCTTCCTAGGGCGCGGGATGATTGATGTCGGCGCTCACTGCGCCTTGTGGTCGATGTGGTGGGCACCTGTGGTCAAGACCATCTATGCTTTTGAGCCCATCCCGCTGTACCGCCGGATTTACGAGGCACAGATGGCTTTGAATCGTGCCGATAACTATGTGTTGGTTCCCTACGCTGTTTCAGACAAGGCAGGGCAGCGTCTGGAAATGCGGGTGGACCCGGAAAATACGGGAGGCACCCGCGCCTATGCGCCGGGCGAGAAACATGATGTAGACCTCGTGTATGCGGAAACTACAACCCTTGACGCGCAAGTTTACGAAATGCCGGTTGGCATTCTCAAGATTGATTGTGAAGGATATGAAGAGAAGGTTATACGGGGCGCGCGCAACACCATACAGCGGTGGAAGCCTTTGATTGTGGTCGAACAGAAATTTGAAAACCGCCACTATGGATTTACCCGCAAAGGGGCCGTAGCCGCACTGATCGAACTGGGCTATGTGCAGCATTCCGAAATCGGGGGCGATCACATTATGGTTCCGGGATGACAACGCCGCCCAAGTATCCAGTCGTCTCTTACCCCAAGGCGGGGCGCACTTGGTTGCGCTATGCCGGAGTGCAACTGGACTGCGCATTGGAGTTTGATCACGCCGGGATTTATACTCAGGCCGAGTTCATAGGGCACCCATGGGCGGGCATCCCTATTGAATATCGGGAAAGACCCATTGCGTTCCTGTACCGCAACCCGCTGGATACTGCGGTCAGCTATTTTTTCCAATTGATGTACAAGGATGTGGTGCCCGGACGTAAGACATGGCGGCGGGCTGAAGATCGGGGCGTGCCCATGCCCCCTGTCAAGATAAACAAGTGCGTGCTGCACCCGCTTTATGGCATAGAGGCCGTTTGCCAGTATAATCGGACATGGCTGGATAACATCGCGCCCGGATCACGCACGTTTCAATATGAAGAGTTTCATGCTGACCCGGAAACGGCATTCAAGGACTTCTTTACGTGGCAGGGGGTGGTAGATCGGGAGCCTACCATGTGGCGCGATTTGGCGGATGCGACATCATTCGAAGCCATGCGGAAAGTGCAGAGTAGCAAGATCGGGCATTTTTATCGGTTGACCCAACCACGCCCCAACCCTGAAAGTGCAAAGGTTCGCAAGGGCCAAGTGCGGGGCTATACCAACTATCTGGGCCGGGGCACTATTGCCCGCGCCGCCAAGATAGCCGCCCGCTACGGCTTCACTATCTAGGAGAAGTACATGCAAGAACAACATACCTATTTCATAGGCTATGACGCCCGCGAAGATGAAGCCGCCAAGGTAGCGGCGCATTCCATCGCCGTGCGGGCGCGACACCCACGGGCGCGCATCTATATACTTGAACATATGCAACTGCGAAAGCTTGGTCTGTTTCGGCGGGCATGGCATACGCACCCGGACGGGCAGATGCAGGATGTTTCCGATGGGCGTCCTTTCAGCACTGCATTCAGCCATTCGCGCTTTCTCGTGTTTCATCTTGCCAGTGAACTCAAGTGCACCGGCCCCTGCATGTTTGTGGATTGTGACTGGTTGTTTTTGGACGACCCTTCCAAGCTTATGGAACAGCAGCGGCAACAGTCGGACAAGATCGGGGTGGTGATGCGCGACCGCAAGGTCGAGGAAAACTCGATCAAGATGGATGGCATGCTACAGCAGAACTACTCACGAAAGCTGTGGTCAGCCCTGTTCACGTTTACCCCTCAATCCAAATGGACCGAAACCTTTACCCCGGACGCAGTAAATGAGCTACCGGGCCGTGAGCTTCATGGGTTCTGCGGCCTGCCGGACGCGGCCTTTTGGGATATTGACCCGGCATGGCACTACATTCCGTCGCTGGATGAACGTCCGACTCCGATAAAGGGCCTGCATTTTTCTGAAATGTCGCCGTGGCTGAACCCGGATATGTATGAAACCAGCCCGGATGAATTCGACTTCTGGTTACGTGAACGAGAGGCATGGTTGCATTCGGCAATCCGACCCGAGCGCATGGGCCTTTTACCTTGGCGCAATCTTGAAGTAGATTTGAAACTCGCGGGCGCTTGACATCCGGTAGGGTCGTTCCCTATATATTGAGGTGCTGGCGCGAGGTTTCTCCAAGCCTTGTGTGCGTGGTGACCGGCGGGATGCGGGCGGGTTGTGGTGATCGGCCTGCATCCCCCATCCCCGGCAATCCCCTTTCTAACTTAAAGTCAAGTTGACAAACGCCTTTAAGGGGCTTAGCTTTGCTATACCACAACCGCAAAGGAACACCCATGCTTATTCAATCTGGTAGCGGCAAGGTTTATGCCGTGCTTGCGAACAATACGGAGTTCGAGCTTTCGCTTATGCCGACTCTTGCACTTCAATCCACTACGGTATTTCTTGATCTGAGGTGCCGGTACAAGAGCCTACTCTCAGACTACTTCGATCCCATGCTGGCCCCGAAACAGGTATTGGTAGGGGGCATAGAGCGCAGCCAAAATACATTGCGCGGGCATATGGTTTTGAACACCGGCTTTACTCTTGACAAGATCGGCACCGGCTTTCCCGATATCGTGGCCCAGAAAGTCTATGATACTTGCGCGGGCTTTCTGATCGGGACAGAGGCCGACACGCAGGAATGCCTGACAGTAAAAGACCGCCGGGATGATTTCACGCATGACTTTGCCCAACTGGTTACGTCAGCTATCGCGCCGGTCCATCCGGCCAAGGACTTTTCTGGCGCTAGCCCCCTCATGAACCCGTTCGATCTTATGATTTACACCCAGACCACGGCAACCCAACCCAAGTCTCCTTTTGCCGCAGTTCCCGGCGGGAAAGACGACACTGGCGCTCCTGTCCACACGCTGGTTCCCAAGGGTGGGGATTTTGAACCCGAAGCCCCGAATACTCTTGAAAAACAGGGGATTGACAGCAGTGCAGACCCTGAGCCTATTCTGGGGGACAAGGTGCATGTGATCGGCCAAGCCCCTGAAGAGGACTCTGAGCCCACTGATCACTGAACCTTTCGAGGGGCGGTGACCACCACCGTATAGCAGCGCGCTTGCCCCTCACGGCGGGCGCGCTTTCTTTTGGAGGACTCTAAAGTGCCAGCCAATGTCATACAGCTTTCAGACCATCATCCCTATCGGTTTCGGGCATCCGAGCTTACCGATCTTGTCGGCGGGGTGTTTACCCGCGCCTTGGTATATGCCCGCCTGCTATCATGGATGGATACAACAACTTACAAGGATGATCGGGGCCGACCCTATGTCGTCCCCAAGCTCATGCAATGGGCCGCTGATTATCAGGTCAATCGGGCGACTATTACCAAGCATGTTCAATGGCTCACTCAGCATGGTTTTTTGCGGGTTGAACGGGTTCGAATTGGCCGGTCCGGGCGGCTCAAAATATGGGTTCTGGCCCGGCCCAAAGAAACGTCAGGCAACATGAAATCAACATCGAGGCAACATGAAAGCAACATTATAGGAGTTAAAGGGGATAAAGAAAGTAAAGGAGATAGTATTGGCGTTACCCCTGAACGGGCTAACGCTTTCGGGGTGACCGAAATGATTTTGAATAAGAAGTTATCAGGGGTATCTGATCGCCTGAAACAGAAACAAGAGGTCTCATACGCGCGCGCGCGCGCGAGGCCCCCGGCCCCCAAGACTCTGGCGTATGAATGGAACCGGCTCTTGCGGGACTACGGGTACAAATCCTTTGAGATTGATGGCAAGACTCTGGCCCACATCAAAAAGACAGTTCGGCTATTTGACTGCAAAGGCACGGCGGCTTTTCTTGAAAAGCTGGAATACCGGATTGGGCGCTGGGTAGATATCCGCCCCAAGACGCTTGGGAAAGCGCCGCCGCACCCATGGGCTATCAACCGCACATACGAGCTTGTAATCGAACCGGGGGCTTTACTTCCGAGCGATGAGTTCAATGAACTTGAGTTCACTGACGACCAAAAAGCCGCAATGGCCAATCCAATCGTACAAGAGGCTGTAGACATGAGCCTCAACAAAGGCGATAAAGGGCCTCAAGAAAGCTATAAACCCGAACCGTGGAAGCCCGGTTCGAAATGGATAAAGGACAAGAAGGAATGAGGACCGGCCATGACCGCCCACGCTCACGCCCTCGCCCCAACCGGGGCCGCGCATAGCGCCTTCAAGCACGGGAAGCTCGTTCCCGGTTTCCATGATCCGCTTGTCCAAGAACTGGAACGCATTGCCGCTGAAGCCGGAATTACCGTGGCCGATGTTACCGGCGAGCTTTACCACCTGACCGATTTTGAACGGGAGTATCTCACTGGATTCCGCCGAACTGGCAAGACCGGGAAGCTGGGCCTGATTTACATCGGGGCGCATGATCCAAGCGTTACACTCAGGGAACGGTCTGTCTGTGGGGCGCTTATCCGCAACTTCATCCCGGCGCGGCTGATTGTCCGGGAAGAGCTTGTATCGGAACTGTTTGACAAACGCCGCCAACCGGATGCTGATCTGGTGGCCATTCCCGATCTGTCCTATGCGGATGCGCCCGCGTCTACGCGGCGGGCAATCGGCTCGTGGCTTATGGGGCGTATGGCGCGTGGGCGGCAGACGGTTATCGGGGTTCCGAACAAAGCGGGCCTGAATGACATTTTCGGGGCTGAAGCCCCGGCATACACCAAACACTTCTCCGTTCTCAACGGGGTACAGGCACCCGGCTAACCACCGGGTAGAGGGGCACTATGTCGTCTATGAACGCCAGCACGGCGGGCCTTCGGGTTCTTCGAGGAATACTGGACTTACCACCAAAGCAAGCCGGGGCTGAACTCTCACGGGTTCAGCCCTACCTTACCTATGATGAAGACCAGAAGGCATTCGGGTTCATTCGAAACCATTTGGCTGAATTCGGGCAACTGCCCCATCCCGACACTTTGCTTGATCAAAAGAGCATATTTCTCCCCCCGCTCACTGAGCCCTATGAATTCGAGGTCAGCCAACTCAAGAACCGGTTCATAGAAGACGCGATGCGCGCGGCTTCAGATAGTGCCTCTGGTTTGCTTCAAGAGGGCAAGGCGGGGGACGCCCTGCAACAGATGATTTCCGCACTCCTGCCCATCACTCAGGGCCATACAGCGGCACAAGTGACCGACCTCCGGCATACCACGGCATTGGATCACTATCAGGCCCAATTGGATGGGAAAGTAGATAAGGGATTGGGCATCGGGTATCCGACCATTGATGCGCAAGGGTCTATTGAAGCCGGTGATATGTTCGGGCTTATCGGACGGCCCGGTTCCGGCAAAACATGGCTTATGCTCTACACGGCGCTTTCACATTGGACCGAATATAATCAGCCCGTCATGTTCGTTACTCAAGAAATGAGTGCGGCACAGATGGAAAAGCGGGCGATACCTATGTTGGCTGAGGTCAATCCCGGCCCGTTATACTCGGGTAAACTCATGCAATACCAAGTGCCCGGCCCCACACCAGAAGAGTACATGGCCGCATTGAAAAGTGCTGAAGCCTATTTGAAACAGCAGGATATACCTTTCCTGATTTACGACAGCAAGATGGCGGGCACAGTAAGCGACATAGAGGCTATCGCGGCTTTGCATGGCGTGAAATCAGTCTGGATTGACGGGGCCTACATGTTGCGACACCCCGATACGCGATTGGGCCGCTATCAGCGCGTGCCTGAAAACCTTGATCTCATGAAGCAGTGGCAACAGCGCACGGGCACCATGACGTTTTCAAGCTGGCAGTTCAAACGAGGGTCCGGCAAGGATGACGCGGGGGGTACGCCCGATCTGGACGATATCGGGTATAGCCATGCTATCCCCGAGTACATGACAGTGATCATGGGGTTATTGGAAAACCCGAAGAATTTGAACCAGATGTCCAAGAAGCGCATAACCCTTATGAAGGGGCGTAACGGGGAGGTCGGCGGGTTTGATATCCACTTTGATTTCAACAAGATGAATTTTGATGAAATAAGTTCGACTGAAACTGAAAACGATCTGACATTCCTATAGTTGACAAAGCGGATATAGGGGCTTAATTTTGCAACACCACAACATAAGGATAGCACCATGCCCAGCCTTAACGGAATACCCCTCCCCCGGATAGTCATTGAACAGGATGGGGCCTTTGACTGCGATCAAATCGCCGCCAAACTGGCCGACGCGAAGCTCCCGGTCGAGGCCATGTTGGAAGCCCTGATTTACTTCAAACGTGAACGGGAGCGGGTCGAAGCCTTGGCCCCTATCGAACAGGTTTTGCGCGGGCGTATTGATGCGCACTACGAAAAGTTGTCTGAAGACCATCGGGAGACCCTTCGAACCGAGGTCGGGATGGCCACCTATCTTGACGGCCCGGATAAAATCGAACTCAAAGATCGCGATTTTACGGTGGAGAATCTGACCGCCGAACAACTGCGCATCAGCTACAAGCCGGACCTGAAGGCGCTGCAAACTATTCTCAAACCTGAAGAGTTCGAACGGCACGTCACGCGGTCGAAAGGCAAGCCCCGCCTTACGATCCGGGCTACGAAATCGGACGAGTACACCGAACTCGATTTTTGATCGTGGCTACTGCGACGTTTCAAGATTGGACCCCCTAGATGGCTGCGAGTAATGAAGAGGTTATTGCGGCCATTCTGGAACAGCTTGGGTCCACAGTAGGCGCTACCAAGCGGGGCTGGGTGCATGCATCCTGCCCCCTTGCCAAATACCGGCATGAAAAAGGAGTAGACAACAACCCGTCATTCGGCGTGGTTTACAACAGCGGTGAGGCCCATAAGATGGAAGGGCACGCGCACTGTTTTTCTTGTGGGTATTCCGGTGATGTACGGGATATAGCCGCCACGCTTTATAGCTATGAGGATATTACCGCAACCGATCTTAAAGTCGTAACGGACCTCATGGAAACCGTAAAGACAGGCAATCTACCTTTGAGCCTGAGCGCCCATACTCTGGATGATCCGTTCCCTGACCCTGAATGGCTGGGAAGTTTCCCCCGAGTTACCAAACAGCATGCCCCGGCGATGGAATACCTTAATAACCGGGGCGTATCGGCGGCTGTAGCTGATCATTTTGATATTCGATTTGATCCAATGCGGTATCGCGTCGTGTTCCCACTTTATGATCGGGCTCAAAGGTTTCGCGGGTGTGTCGGGCGTACCCTTATCCCAAACCCCGAAGGGCCGCGTTATTTCTACTATCCTTACAAGGGGAACGCCCCTCGCGGATTTACTTGGCACGGGGAACACGCCCTTGATCTAAGTAAGCCAGTGCTTGTGGTTGAGGGTATATTTGACGCGATCAAGGTCTGGCCCGTTTACAAGAATGTAGTAGCCTCTTTGTCCATCGCCTTTCGGCACCCCGGCTTGGGCTGGCACACCAGCGTAACTCGGTGGGTTTCCATGTTTGATGTTGGTAAAGGCGGGCAATTGGCGAAAAGTCGTTTGAATGAATTAGCGCCTTCAGGTGCGCGTGTGTGGCACTTGCCCCCGCCACCGGGCCGCGATGATCCGGGGGATAGCAGCCCGGATGAAATCAAGATGCAACTGGATACTTTGAAAACCCAAAGCCCATGGCTGAAAGCCTAGCTAGGCTTTTGTTTTACTTCCTGTTTCAAGGGGGTAGACAAGGCAAGTGCCGGGGCCTATTAAAGAGGGGCTACCTATTGGTACGCGCTGAAACTAAACCGCCCTTGGGCATTCGAAAGGACATGACATGGCTATAAATATCAAGGGCAAGGCTGCCCCCAAACAGGACGACCAGACAAATCTCGACAAGCTCGGTGGAACCGGCGGCGCTGATAGCGCCGCACAGCCGCCACAGGAAGGCTCTTCAGCCGACCAGCCCCCCAACCCCCCTACTGATCAGCCTTCGCCCCCACAGGGCAGCCCTATGGCCGCACCGGGCCACCAGACCGGGGCCTCTTTTCTCATGTCGGGCGCACAGCAGAAAAACCAAGTCCAGCAAGTAACCGCATATCAGGACATGCGGGCCAAACTCCGCAGCAATGCGCGGGAATTCTGGTTGGACCCCGGCGAGTATGCCAAGCTCTATTTCTTGGACGGAACGGTTCAAGAAGATGGCGTTTTCGACACGCCTATGGTAAGTCTTCACTTTATGCAGATCGGGGGCCAATGGGCCAAGTTCGTTTGCAACAACCACACTGAGGGGCAGTGCATCGTATGCAACTCCAATGCTGACAAATCGCAGCCCCAGACTTTCCAGCTTTTTACCGTGATCAATATCATGCCCTACACCATCCAGAATGGGCCACGCAAAGGGCAGGTTCTGCCCGCGCGCTTGCAGTTGTTCCCGGCGACTATGAAGGTTCGGAAAAAGCTTATGGACCGGGCCAAGCTCCGTAACAACACGCTGGCCGGTTCGATCTATCAATTCAGCCGGGAAACCAAGCAAGACCCGCGCACCGGGAACGATATTGAGTATATCCAAGACGTGCCTATGCAGAGTGTGTTGCAGAAGTATCCCCTGTTGGACACCGTGTATGACGAGGCCAAGAAGGAATACAAGCCCGCGCCGACAAAGGTTTACGACTATGCCAAGGCTTACCCGGTTCTGACCAACGCCGAGATTGCACAACTACGCCCGGATATCGCGTCAATGGCGGGCTTTACGGCGTATTCCCCCATGGCATCGGCCCCGCCCTCTGGTTTCGGCGCTGACCCTACGGGGCAAATTGACGATGAAGTGCCTTTCAGCCCCTATCCGTGGGCGCTTATCTGAACAGGGGCAAGCTATGCCGTCTATTCTGAAGGGGGGCGGGTTGCCGCCCCCCGGCTTTCCCCGCATGCTAGGCCAACCCGAGCGCGTAGATAGCCTTGCGTGGTATGATATCCACGAACATGGTGCAGCCCTTACTGACATGACCTTTGAAGCAAGAAGTGAAATTGTTCCGCTTCTTACGCCGCACCCCTCAGTAGAGCATTGGCTGGGCGTGCCGCGCACCCTTGCCCCGGAACCAGCGCCAGATCGGGACTACCGGGCTACAGGGGCCTTTGAATTCGAAGCTGAGTTTACTGGTGATTTGAGGCCAGAGCAGGTTCCTTTTGTATCCGGGGTTTTCAATACTCTTGAAAATGAACTTGGGTGCATCGGGGAAGCCCCCACCGGTTTCGGCAAGACAACAACCGCGTGCTGGTTAGCTGCGCAAATCGGGCGACCAATCTGCGTAGTCATTCCCAAGGGGGACTTGGATTGGAAGCCCGAACTCCTGAAGCATACGACGATCCCGGAAAACAAGATTGATTATTGGCAGGGCGGGCATTTGCCGGACCCCGAGGCGTGGGTTGTAATCGCAATGCTGCAATCCGTGTATCGGCAAGGCTACTATCCGGCGAGTATCTACAACCGCTTTGCTTGTCTGATTGTAGATGAATGTTTTCATCCTAGTCATGACCTGTATGTAAGGGGCAGGGGTTGGACTCCTGTTTCTGAGGTATGTAAAGGGGACGCTGTTCTGTCTTTTAATGCCGAGACAGGGGAGGCTTTGTTTCAAGAGGCACAGCGGATTGTAACTAAGCATTTTTCAGGGGATATGGTTTCTCTTGAGGGGCCAACTTACAAGGGACTTACTACGCCGGGACACGAACAGCCGATTAAACGCAAACGGAAGAACGGGGACTACAGTTTAGACCGTGTAAAATTAGGGAGCTTGGCACCCCAAAGCAAAGTTAAAGTGCCTGTATCTGGGATGCTATCCGGCGAAGATGGGTTATCCCCCATGGATAAGTTAAGAATAGCCCATGAGGCCGATGGGTGTTTGCTCTGCCCTAACAGTGGGTATCATCGCTTTATGTTCAGGAGGGTGCGTAAGATAGAACGGGTGCGTCTTCTGTTAGGGGCTGCAAACATTGAATATAAAGAGAGTGTAAACGCCCAAGGGGATACCAGCTTTACTTTTAATAGTATGCCGTGTTTTACTAAGACTCTACAGTGGTTTGATCCTTTCCTTTCAGGTCGTAAAACTTTGGAATTTCTGGAAGAGTTAACCAAATGGGATGGGTGGGTGACCCCTGCTTCCAATTTTTGGGAAACCGATAGTAAGCCCTGTGCGGAACTGGTCAGGTTAGCGGCTCATGTTACTGGGCACCAAGCTAGTATAACGCACCCTAAACCCGGCAGATTTAGAGTCAGGTGGTCAGCCTCTACCGGATGGGTTAATTCCAGTTCAATAAGAAAGAAAAAGGTTCCTTACTCGGGGCTAGTTCATTGTGTAACAGTTCAAAGTGGAAATGTGTTTACCCGGTATAACGGCACTGTTTCAGTATCAGGCAATTGCCACCGGATAGGCTCTCAAGAATTCGGCAAAGTAATGCTTCAGTTTCCGGCCATGTTTCGATTAGGGCTGAGCGCCACGCCAGAACGGCGTGATGGAAAAATGGATTTGATACATAGCCATATGGGCTGGCGTCATGTAGTCGGACATTCCGACGCTGAAAAGCCCCTGTACTACCTGATACCCTCTTCTTGGACAGAACCCAAGAGTAACAGCGGCAAGGTAGTTCGGTACGATCCGTCCCGCACCAACCATGCCAAGCGGTCTATGATGCAGGATAGTGTGCGTAATGCCCGAATAGCCGGGGCGGCATGGCGGGCGCATAAAGCCGGGCGGCGCATCATCGTCTTTGTAGAGCAAGTAAAGCATGGGCAAAAAATCAAATCGGCGCTCAGGTCAATGGGCGTGCCGGAAAGCAGAGTGATCGAATACAATGGCTCAATTACTAAAGACCTTAAGGAAAAGGCCAAAGCTTGTCCTGAAGGCATGATCCTAATAGCGACGTATAAGTACACCGCTGAAGGCACCAATATCCCGGCCTTGGATACTTGTATTCTCGCACACCCGCTATTGGACCCGCGACAGGCAGTCGGGCGCATTTTGCGCAAGCTTCCCGGAAAGCAACCGCCTATCGTTCTGGATGTATGGGATGAAGACTGTGGAACGCTGCGGTCTATCGCTACTAAGCGATGGGAGTATTTACGAAAGATCGGTGCGATATGGAAAGGGCCGTTCCAGTGATGCAGTTGACAAACCACGCCCCCGTCCCTAGCCTGACTATGCGGGCAATTCAGGACACGGCTATGGCTTACACTAAAAAATGGTATGAGGCCAACAAGGATAAGATTGGCAAAACGCGCCGTGATCGGTATCACTCTGATCCCGACTACCGTGCGAGTGTTCTTGAGCAGTCAAAGGCGTATCGCGAAAAGCGGAAAGCCGAGCGCGCCGAGTTTCTGGCGAATCCGTATATCGAAAAAGACGGGCAGACAGTTCCGGCAAAGACTGTAGATATGGTTCAAGCTGAGCTTGGCGTTGACAAGGCGCGGCTCAAGTATCTACAAAAGGCGGGGTATCTTCCTTCGGCTATCGTAAGCCGTCCCTTGCGCCTTTACACTTACCAGCAAGTGGACTTCATCGCACAGCTTGAATCGTTTTTGGCCAAGTGGTCTCCCTTTTTGCGCGCGACTCGAACTGAAGAAGGGCAGCATGCCCGTACCGAACTGGATAAACTCGTCACCACCATCCATCAAAATTGGAGTATCTAAATGGCTATCAATATCAAAAACAAGACCGCCGCTGAAGAGGCGGCGTCTGCGCATGACCATGCGGCGGATGCTATCGAAACTGAAATCACTACGACCAAAACCG